ATACTAAGTAGTTGATTTACAAGGGATTTGCCTGAGATTTTATGTAAGTGATAACGACAGGAAAAAAGGAAGAGTTAATTAGTAGTGAGTAAACACTAACATGTGCTATAAAAATGTGTATTATAGTGTACATTTTTGTCGTTTTGTATAAGATCAGAAACATCATAACTAAAAGTAATTAGTCTTATAACAAAAAAATACTTGACAAATTTAACATACTGTGGTATAATAATTGTACTTAAGAGAAAACTTCAGAATCTGTGCTCTAAAGCCTTGCTAGAGACAAATGATAATAGTTGATCGTAGATAAGTAAGCTCTAGAGAAAACTCTAGAGTAACTAATTAGTAGCAATTCTCTTCTTGTCTAAGAAGGTAAAGGATAATTAATGGATATTGTCGATAAGCCAAAGGCTAAAAGAGGTCGTCCTCGTAAAGCTGATATAGAAGCTTATAAGAAGCCTGGCAAAGTAGGCAGACCAGTAGGTGATACTGGAAGAATACAAGAATTAAAAGCAAGATTGTTAGCAACAACTGGTGATAAAGTTATTAACAAGATTGTCGAGATAGCAATGACTGATGGGCATCCTGTTCAGGCAGCAGCTTTGAAGATGTGTATTGATAGGGTTTTACCTGTCAGTTACTTTGAGAAGGATAAGAACTCTAATGCTAGACCATCAGTTAATATTACGATCACTGGTGTCGGTGGTGAAACCATTATTAGTGGTTCTGATGATACCGACGCTATGGCATATACAGACGTGGAATACACAGAGGATACAGATGGACACACCAACTAAGAAGTATGTTTGGGATTTATTGTCTGAGAGATTTCCAGAGAATGCTGTACCTGCTTTGATGGCATCTATTGATGTTGAGACAGGCGGTACGTTTGATTATAAGCAAAAGCAAGTAGGCGGTGGTAAAGGTTATGGACTTTTACAGTTTGACTTCCACAGACCTTACTACAATAAGTGGCTAAGTGCTAATAAAAAGAAAGATAGTGCTGAAGCACAGTTAGATTACTTGCATGATACTCTGTATGGTCGAAACCAAGATGTGATTGGTAAGAAGACTGCTAAAGAGCTACGCATGGCGATTGACTCTCAAGATCCAGGTACTCTAACACAGACTCTTACAGATAGTCTCCTACGTCCTGGTAAGCCTAACATGGAAAAGAGATTAGAAGCTATTAATAAGTATGCTGTGTTTAATCCTAATGCTCAAGTAACTCCTACGAATGAAGTACAAGGTACTGTGGATTATTTGAAGAAAATGTTTGGATTCTAACATTGACAGCTAAAGACTTAAACTTTGAACTGTTACCTTGGCAACAAAAGGTATTCAGTGATAAGACTAGATTTAAAGTAATTGTGGCAGGTCGACGATGCGGTAAGTCTCGTTTATCTGCTGTATCACTATTGGTTGAAGGTTTAAAGTGTCCTAAAGGATCAGCAGTAATGTATGTTGCTCCTACACAAGGACAGGCAAGACAGATTATTTGGGATCTTTTACTAGACTTAGGTAGAGATATCATTGCAGGTTCTCATGTGAATAACATGGATATCACCTTAATCAATGGAGCTAAGATATATGTACGAGGGTCGGATCGTCCTGATACTTTGCGTGGCGTTAGTCTTACATACCTTGTTCTTGATGAAGTAGCAGACATTAAAGAAGATACTTGGGAAAAGGTATTACGTGCTGCATTATCAGATAAGCAAGGTAGAGCACTATTCATAGGCACACCAAAGGGTCGTAATTGGTTCTATGACATGTACAACTTAGGAGATAGTGAACAAGATGAGGAATGGAAATCTTGGCACTTCACTACTAAGGATAACCCATTAATCAATCCTAAAGAGATTGACAATGCAAAGAAGACTTTATCTAGCTTTGCGTTTAAACAAGAATATGAAGCATCCTTTGATAATGCAGGTTCAGGCATATTCAGAGATGAGTGGATTAAGTATGGTAAAGAACCTCAGCATGGTTCATACTATATAGCTGTAGACTTAGCAGGTTTTGAAGATGTTGCTAAGGCTTCAGGTACTAAAAAGAAACTAGACGAAACAGCTATCTCTGTAGTTAAAGTCACAGAAGAAGGTAAATGGTTTGTCGATAAGATAGAACATGGTCGTTGGGATATTAAAGAGACTGCTCTTAAGATTATCACATTGATCAGGGACTATCAACCCACAGCTATAGGTATTGAGCGTGGAGCTTTAAAGAATGCTGTGTTGCCTTATCTAAGTGATTTGATGCGTAAGAATAACATCTATGCTCACATCCAAGATTTGACACACGGTAATAAGAAGAAGTCTGATCGTATTATTTGGGCTTTACAGGGACGCTTTGAACACGGTCGTGTAGAACTAAATAAAGAAGAAGAGTGGGATGATTTTATAGATCAACTATTAATGTTCCCTACTCCTAACGTACATGATGACTTGATTGACTCACTAGCTTATATTGATCAGTTAGCTGTAACATCTTACTTCTCTGATGATGAAGAAGATGGTGTTGAACCCTTAGACTTTATATCAGGATATTAACATGAGTGTTATCACAAAACTATTCCCAGAGATTTCAGGTGTAGCAACTACTGCTGCTGCAAAACTATTTGACAAACCTCCTGCATCAGATCAAAGAGCAATTGATTTAGCATTGCGTAACGTAGAGAATGTTACCGATGAGTTCAAGATCAATCCTGCCAAAACCCAAAGAGCAAACACTACTCCTACATACGAGAAAGCTTTCGAGTTATTAGGCGTTAAAGAAGGTGATACTGTACTGGACTATGGTGCAGGTTTAGGATTAGGTTCTCTAAGTGCTCGTGAGAAGGGTGCTAATGTATTGACATTTGAACCGTTCCCTAATGAGAAGTTTGTTCCTGACTTTACCAATCCTGAAGATGTACCTTCTGACGTAGCTGATAAGCTTGTTAACATGAACGTACTTAATGTGCTTCCTCGTGACCTACGCGATCAAGCAGTGTCTACTATTGGTCGTTCTTTAAAAGAGAATGGTGAAGCTATCATCAATACAAGAAGTGCTGCTGAAGTTAACGCAGCTAAAAACAAAGTAGCTTCAGGTGACGGATGGATTATCGGCACTGGTAAAGAACGCACATTCCAAAAAGGTTTCACACCAAAAGAACTACAAGAATATGTGACAGAAGTATTAGGAGCAGGTTTTGCTGTACAACCTGTTAAGAATCTATCAGGATCAACAGTCAAGATTAAAAAACTACCGATGCAATATGAAGACGTCACTGCATCAACTCTACCACAACCATTAGAAGGATTATAAAATGGCAGAAGAAAAGTACGAAGAATATGAACCAATGGAAGAAGCTGAGAAAGAGCTTGTCCAGTTTGTTGTTGAGAAATGTGAAGCATGGCGAGATCATCGCAATACAAACCACCTACAACAGTGGGAACAGTATGAGCGTTTATTCATGGGTCAATGGTCAGCAGAAGACAAGAGTCGTGATTCAGAAAGATCGCGTATTGTAACTCCTGCACTACAGCAAGCTATTGAATCTAAGCAAGCAGAAATCTCTGAAGCAATCTTTGGTCGTGGTGAATGGTTTGATATTCAAGATGATCGTCAAGATGCTGACAAAGCAGACGTAGAGTTTGTTCGTGCTCAGATGCATGAGGACTTCAAGTTCAGTAAAGTTAAGAAAGCCATCGATAACATTATTCTCTTAGGCGAGATCTATGGTACTGGTATCGGTGAGATCATTGTAGAAGAAAAAGAAATCTTTGCTCCTGCAACACAGATGATTCCTGGCAATACAAATGCTGCTGCAATCGGTGTGATGGAGAAGACTCAGTTCATGGTTGGTTTGAATCCAGTTCTTCCTACTAACTTCCTAATCGATCCTAATGCACTATCTATTGATACAGCTTTAGGATGTGCTATCGAAGAACCTGTTTCATTGCACGTCATTGTTGATGGCATGATGAAGGGTATCTATCGTAAGTGTGAGATTGGTACTAGCAGTCTAGATACTAAACTAGATACAACTACTGATGATGTTAAGTATGACAAGGACAAGGTTAACGTTATTCGTTACTATGGTTTAGTTCCTCGTGAATACTTAGAGGGTATCGAAGAAGCTGACGTAGTAGATTTATTCTCTGAAGAAGCTGAAGACTATCAAGATCTAGTAGAAGCTATTGTTGTTATCGCTGATGGTAAACACCTTCTTAAGGCTGAAGAATCACCTTACATGATGAAGGATCGTCCAGTTGTTGCTTATCAAGCTGATTCTCTTCCAGGAAACTTCTGGGGACGTGGTACAGCAGAAAAAGGCTTCAACATGCAGAAGGCAATGGACGCACAAGTACGTGCTCACCTAGATTCTCTAGCATTAACTACTGCTCCAATGATGGCGATGGACGCTACACGTCTACCTCGCGGTGCTAAGTATGAAGTTAAAGCAGGTAAGAACCTACTAGTTAACGGTAATCCTAATGAGATCATGATGCCATTCAAGTTTGGTGTCACAGATCCAGGCAACCTACAGACTGCTTCTACATTCCAAGCAATGTTGCTACAGGCTACAGGTACTATGGACTCAACAGCTATGCCAGGACAGGTAGCTGCAGGAGAAGCATCGGGTGCAGGGCTATCTATGGCTCTATCAGGCTTGATGAAGAAGAACAAGCGTACCCTAATTAACTTCCAAGAAGACTTCTTAGTACCGTTTATTCAGAAAGCTGCTTGGAGATTCATGCAGTTTGACCCTGAGCGTTACCCAGTCCAGGACTTTAAGTTCCTTCCTTTGTCAACAATGGGAATGGTCGCTCGTGAATACGAACAACAGCAGATGGTAGGCTTGATGCAGACTTTAGGCAACAGTCCTATCACTCCAATCTTGTTACAAGGTATCGTAAAGTCATCAAGTTTGTCTAATAGAGAAGAGATTATTGCTGCATTACAGCAGATGTCTCAACCAACTCCAGAAGATCAGGCTAAAAAGCAGCTCGAATTGGCTCAAATTCAAGCCTTGGTTCAACGAACTCAAGCTGAGGCAGCTCGTGCTATTGCTGAGGCTGAGAAAGCTCAAGCAGAGGCTGCTAAAGCGATCGAACAGGCTAAGGCAGTAGTGCCTGATCTACAGATTAAGGCTATGGATGCTATGAAACCTGATGGAGATCTACCTATGGACTTCAAAATGAGGAAAGAAATTGGTAGTTTACTCGTAAAAGAGCAGGATATTGCCTCCAATGAGCGTATTGCAGCGATGCAAATGGCACAAAAAATGCAATAAAAGCTTGACAAAAGTAGTTTTTTATGGTATAATAAATACATTATAACACAGAAAGTAATCTCCGTCAAGGAAAAAGATTATGGATAGAGAACTACAGGATTATTACGAGAACAGATTTGGCTTATTCGGTACTACTGGATGGAAAGATCTGATTCAGGATGTAGAAAAGATTAAAGAGAGTGTTGATTCCTTACGAGGTGCTGACACTCTTGAACAACTATATTTTAAGAAGGGTGAGTTATCAATCCTTAACTGGATACTCAACCTAGAAGACTCAAGCAAAGAAGTCTATGATCAGCTTCAAGAGGAAGCTAAAGATGCCTAGAAGATTGTTTGAGTTTAAGTGTAAGAATTGCAATTCAATCGCAGAAAAGTTCGTAGATGATACGGTCAAAACTGCAGTATGCGATGAATGCGGTACAGATTCTGCAGAACGGATTATATCCCCATGTGGAATCTATTTAGAACCCTTTACAGGTTTACATCCTTCGGCTTATGACCGTTGGAATCGAGTGAGAGCTGAGAAGCAAGCACAAGAACGTAAACGTAATGGGGAATAGTGGCTCACAAGCAGACTATCTCTCTTGACTGCCGAGCTATTTTTTAATTTCCTAGAATCGTAAATACGACAGGAGGACAGTATGGCTGAACTATTTGATCTGGAAGAACCAGACAACAACGAAGACGTTAACAATCAACCTGAAGATCTTGATACACAAGACAACCTTCAAGAAGATGAAGATAATAATACACAGGCTCAAGCACCTGAGTTACCTGATAAGTATCGAGGCAAGTCCTTAGATGAGATTATCAGAATGCATCAAGAAGCTGAGAAGCTAATTGGTCGACAGGCTCAAGAGGTAGGCGAGACACGTAAGCTCGTTGATGATCTGATCAAACAGCAAATCAATAAAACACAAGTTGAGCCAGAGGCTAAGCAAGAGATTGATTTTTTTGAAGATCCGAACAAGGCTATTAATCAGGCGATTGATAATCATCCTGCAGTTTTATCTGCAAAGCAAGCAGCAGAGCAATCACGAATTGCAATGGCTGTAGCAACGATTGAGAAACAACATCCTGATTATATGGAGATTGCAAACAGTGCTGACTTTGGCGAGTGGGTTAAGTCATCGAAGGTACGTTTACAGATGTATGCAAGTGCAGTTAACTATGATGTTGATTCTGCTCTAGAACTCTTATCAACTTACAAGGCGATTAAGGGAGTGTCTCAGGCAAAAGCTGATGCACAAGTAGAAGAAACTATCCAAGCTGACAAAGCACAACGCAAACAAAATCTCAAAGCTGCTTCTGTGCAAACAGGAGGTTCTGGTGAAACGCCTCAGAAGTTTTTCCGTAGGCAAGATATTTTACGTTTAATGATGTATGACCGTGAACGATACCACGCACTTGAACCTGAGATTCGTCAGGCTTATGCTGAAGGTAGAGTTAAAGGTTAATACTTTTACTTTATAAGGAAATTTAAAAATGGCTTTAGGTTCTAACCATCAAACAATCACTACAGCAGCTAAGTTTATCCCTGAGTTGTGGAGTGACGAGGTCGTAGCAACATACAAGAAGAATTTGGTTGCTGCTAACTTAATCAAAAAGATGAGCTTCAAAGGTAAGAAAGGTGATGCAATTCACATTCCTAAACCTGGTCGTGGCTCTGCAAACGCAAAGGCTGCTCAGACTCAAGTTACTTTGAATACTGATACAGCTACTGAAGTTATCGTTAACATCGATCAGCACTGGGAATACTCAATCTTGATCGAAGACATCACTGAAGCACAAGCTTTGGCTTCTATGCGTCAATTCTACACTGATGATGCAGGTTATGCATTAGCACGTAAAGTTGATAGCTCATTGCTAGAGTTGGGTCGTGGTGTTAACGGTGGTGACGGTACTGCTGCTTACACTGGTGCTTTCTCAGGTGCTGATGGTACAACTGCTTACACAGGTACTGCAGGTGCTTTGACTGATGCTGCTATCCGTCGCTCTATTCAGCGTTTGGATGATGCTGACGTACCTATGGATGGTCGCTTCTTGATCGTTCCACCATCAACACGTAACACTTTGATGGGTATCGCACGTTTCACTGAGCAAGCTTTCGTTGGTGAAGTTGGTTCTGCTAACACAATCCGTAACGGTGAAATCGGTAACGTTTATGGCGTACCTGTGTTTGTAACTTCAAACGCTGATGCTGCTACTGATGGCGATCGTATCTGCTTGCTAGGTCATCGTGACTTCGCAGTATTGGCAGAGCAAATGGCTATCCGTACACAAACTCAGTACAAGCAAGAGTGGCTTGGTACATTGTTCACTGCCGACACATTGTTCGGTGTGAAAGAGTTGCGTGACGGTGCTGCTGTTGCGTTGGCTGTACCTGCTTAATAGTAGGTAATAGCTAGATTGATCCCTCTTCGGAGGGGTCTTTCTTAAGGGCTCTACGGAGTCTTTAACAAAGACAAGGAGTTTCAATGGCTAAGTTTAGAGATAACGCTACTGGGAATGTATTCGAGTTTACACTAGCTCATGATATAGAGACAATGCGTAAACATGTAGAATATACAGAAGTGAAAGAAGAATCGGTACAAGAAGAAACCTTATTAAAGAAACCTTTAACAAAGAAAAAACAATTAAAGGAAGTTTAAATGACACTATATCGTGGAGCAGGTGGAGGCGGTAACTCTACCAACGATGCATTAGTTACTCAAGTACAGCAATACGCTACTGAGGCTCAGACATCGGCAACAAATGCATCTACTTCTGCAAGCAACGCATCTACATCGGCTGCTGCTGCGTCCACTGCTGCATCTAATGCTGCTGCTTCTGCAAGTACTGCTGCAGGTGCAATTAGTGCTGCTCAGTCTGCTGCTGCTCTAGCACAATCAAAAGCTAACGAAGCTGATGCTTCTGCGGATGATGCTGCTGAGGAAGCTATCCTTGCATCTACATATAGACTACAAGCACAAAATTCTGCAGTAGCTGCTGCTAACAGTTTTAACCAAGCTGAAAACTTAGTTACAGACTTATCAGAAGACTTAGCTGCTGTCGAAGCGAACAAGAATGCTGCTGCTGCGTCTGAAGCACAAGCTGCTTTATCAGCTACGTCTGCTGCAAACTCTGCTACTACTGCCACAGCACAAGCTGCTGCTGCCTCTACAAGTGCAGGTAATGCTTCTACTTCAGCTAGTGCTGCTGCAACAAGTGCTACCAATGCTTCTGCTTCTGCTTCTACTGCTAACTCTGCAGCAGGTGTAGCAACTACTAAAGCTTCTGAGGCATCTACATCTGCAACTAATGCTGCGTCTAGTGCATCTGCAGCGTCTACTTCTGCTACCAATGCAGCAAGTTCTGCGTCTGCTGCGTCTACTTCAGCTACTAATGCTTCTGCTAGTGCAACGAGTGCTTCTAACTCAGCTACAAGTGCTACAGCCAGTGCAACATCTGCAACTAACTCTGCTACATCTGCTAGTGGTTCAGCTACAACAGCTGCTACTCAAGCAAGCAATGCAGCTACTTCAGCGACTAACGCAGCTAACTCAGCATCTGCTGCAGCTACCAGTGCAACTAATGCATCTAACTCTGCCAGTGCTGCTGCTACTTCTGCTTCACAAGCTGCTGCAAGTGCAGGAACATTCACTGATTCTTATGTACGTGGTTTATTATCTGCAGGAACAGGTATTAGTTATAATAACTCTACAGGTGTTATTACTTCTTCTATTACTCAGTATACAGACTCTAACGCAAGAGCAGCTATTTCAGCTACTGGTTCATTGACATATAATAGTAGCACTGGTGTTATGAGTTTTACTCAAGGTAACTCAGACACAGTAGCAGAAGGCACAACTAATCTTTACTATACCGATGCTAGAGCACGTAATGCTGTTTCAGCAGGAACAGGAATTAGTTATAATGCAAGTACAGGTGTAATTACTTCTACTATAACACAATATACAGACACCAATGCAAGAGCTGCCCTAAGCTTCACAGCAGGATCAGGAGCATACAACTCATCTACTGGTGTTATAACAATTCCAACAAACACCAATCAACTAACAAACGGTGCAGGATTCTTTACAGATGCTAGTACAATTTCAGGAGGAACATATTAATGGCTACGATTATTACTAAGAACAGTCAGACTGCAAGTGCAGTTCCATCGGCTGCTTCTTTATCAGTGGGAGAATTAGCAGTTAATACTGCTGATGGTAAACTCTATACCGAACATACAGGAGGAGTAGTTAAGGAGATTATTCCTTCTACTGTAGTTGATGGTGGTATCACTACTGCTAAGATTGCTGATGGTGCTATTACTACTGCTAAGATTGCTACTGGTGCTGTCATAGAGGCAGACATTGCTAACGGTGCAGTGACAGTAGCTAAGATTTCTGCATCAGGTACTCCTAGCTCAACGACATTTCTACGAGGTGATGGTTCATGGCAAGCTGCAGGTGGAGGTGGTCAGCCACAATATGCTGTATTTGCATCATCAGGCACATGGACTTGCCCTACAGGAGTAACTAGAGTTTTTGTTTATGTGTCAGCAGGTGGAACAGGTGCTGTAAGACCTGGTGATGGTTCTTATGGTGATAATGGAGGTAGAGAAGGTGCTGCTTCTTGGGGTTATTATACAGTAGTTCCCGGAACTAGTTATACGGTTACAGTAGGTGCAGGTGGATCAGGAAATAATTCAGGTTCTTGGGTAGTTAGTTCTAGTAGCGGAGGAAGTTCTTTTGGTAGTTTTTTAACTATTGGAGGATCTTCTATTACACAAAGTTACGATACTGTTTCTTCAAGTGCGGGGTCAATAACAGGTGCAACTTTTAATGGTCGTAATTATATTCGAGCAAATTTACCTAATTTAGCATCAAGACAAGAGATGGGTAAAAATACTGGTAATAATTCTCCTGTTGCTTGGAGTGCTTCAGATGTGTGGCAACCGGGTTCAGGAGGTAGAGCTAATGGCAGCACAATGGTTGGTGGCGTAGGTGGTGTCGTTTATATTGAATATATTGGTTAAAGGAAAAACATGAAAGCATTAATAGACCCTAATCAAGAAGACTTAGTTATTCAAGTAGAACAACAAGACTTTGAAGTTGCAAACCCTTTTTATTGGGTGGATTGTGATGATACAATTGTTGCTTTTCAATTTAAATATAAAAACAATTCTTTTGTAGAACACGTTCTAGAATATACAAAGATGGCTGTTAACGAACCAACTAAAGAAGAGTTAATGGCTCAGATTCAAGCTCTTATGGCTAAAGTAGAATCTTTATCTTAAGAGGATTAAATGTCAGACAATATAACAGACAAGGACTTCGGTGCTTTAGAAGCAGAAGTTCGCATACTAATTAACGAAGTTCATCTGTTACG